CCCGATAGCGAGATGAAGGCGGATCTTTGTGCTCCTCACTGGAAGGTGACTCCCGGCGGAATCTTGGTGGAGCCCAAGGACGATTCGCTGGATGCAAGAGGAAATGTCATTCCAGGTCTCTGTCGGCGCCTCGGCAGATCCCCTGATAAGGGCGATACTGTGATTTATGCTTCAATGTTGACCCCCAAGATCTTTATCACTGGACAAAACTTCAGGTCTAAGATAAGGAGAGGCACATGGAAATCAGGATAAGGAGGACTAATCGATGAGGATGCACGAGGCGAGAGAGGCGACAGAGGTAGGTGGAGTCTACCAGCGGGATATGGGAGCCGTGAGGATCAGAAAAGGAGAGCGAGGCCCAAACACTGATCAAATACTCTGCAAGCTTATAAAGAATACTGTTATTAGTTTTGTAAGTGCTCAGGCTGACGACTGGTTCCCAGAGAAGAACCCCAATTTTGTTCTTACCAAGGGAGACTGGAACTGGAGAGGGGATGAGGTCGGCAAGCACGAACAGCGTATTTCCCTGCTTGAGGAAGCGCACTGTTTATGGCGAGAGGATCACAAGCTTATAAAACTCTTGGAGGAATGCAACAACGGCCTCGAACGGCGGGTGGTTGCTCTTGAGAAGCGTCTTCAGGTCATCGAACAGGCACCTGCCGCTATCCCTGTATGCGCTGGGGGTGTAGAGAAGGAAGACATCGTTTCCTATTTCGATGGCAATGTCTATTTTTCTGCTGCAGGTACTACTTTTCGTTCAGGGGCGATCCAGATCCGACGCACTGATGGAAGGGATCAGATGTACGAGCATAGGAATAGGAGGTCTGCATCGTTGAGGCCGGGTGTCTGGATTGCGGATGGAAGGAAATGGATTCCTATACGCTATAGTGATCCAAACCATAATCCCGATAAGCCCTGGTTAAAGCGGAGGAAGCCATGAGCCATATCAACCTACTCGGCGGCCTCAAGAAGGAGTTCCACCATATCAAGAAGCAGACAAACGAGTCCGGTGGAGACTATGAGCCGGCCATGGTCATCCTGAAGCATGAACTTAAAGGGAGATCTTTCATCATCCCGTTAGAGGCCATGTGGAAATACATTGACCCCTCTGATAATCGAGACGAGGCCCTTCTTAGCTCAGACAGGATGGAGTTCGCCAAGATCAAGGCTGGGGCTATATGGGATCTCGAACACCCACTCATGCCTGCCCATAGGGACAAGGCGGCGGCAGGACTAGCCTGCTGCATGTTTGCCGAAGCCTTTGCCAAAGGTATGGGCTTTCTCTTGTGCACATCCTGGAACCTGGCAAAGATCATGCAGATGATGGAGATACCGCCTTCACCACAGGCTGCAGCACAACTCCTGCTCTGGATTCAAGATGGACTCGATACCTTGAAGAACATGCCGCCCTGCCCAGAGGATGAGATCGTGGGGACCGCAGGCGAGGTTACGCTGTTTGCTGATGGCGAGAAGGTGGCGAACAAGGAGCTGGTGATCACTGAGACAGATATCGCTGAGAGTAGAGTGTTGCAATAAGTTCTTGCATCCCATGAGGGTGAGTGTATAATTATCACAGAAAGGAGGTGATATCGCAGTGAAGGCAAAGGAATCCAAGAAGAAACCGGCAAAGGCCCCCAAAAAGGCTCCGAAGAAGACGGCCAAGTAGGTCCGATGGGGTGAGGATTGACCGCCGCGCAGGTGGAGTGAAGTGCGGACGGAAGGAAGGAACAGGGCCTCTCCACGGAGGATCTAGCAATGGCATTCACAACACTGGGCAGACTGGGAGAGATTGCAACCGCGATCGCACATCACGGGCTTCTCACGTATATCGGCACGAATCTCGGCAACCTTTACTCAATGGTAAATACGACGGGCGTCTTCACGCTGCTGGATAGCGTCGGGGAAAAGATCGTATCCATGACCATTGAGCATCCGACAATTTATCTATCCACAAACAAAGGGAACGTCTACAGTTACGCGATAACCGTAAGCGGTGACAAAGCCGAGTCTCAGTCTATAGGTTCTCAGGCTAACACGGCTGGAAGTGGCGTTCCTGTATCCACGACATATCCCGGTTCCTTCAGGGTATTCTCTGATGATGCGGGGTTAAATATCGCGGATAGCGTTCGGGGAATTCAGAGCAGATTTCTGCTCACGGTTGATCATTCAGCCGGAACGATCCGGGCAATGCAGGGTCAGTTAAAGCTGGCGACCGGAGTAGATGTGACCACGGGAGTCTACACGGCGCTTCAGGGGTATGTTGAAATGGTTGGCACTCACATCTGCAAGACGGGTGCCTATTTCTCAGCGATTGATGCTTCGGTGGAGATCGGCACGAGCCTAACGGTTGACAGTGGCGGCTCATTCTATGGCCTCCATGTAGAGACTACCGGGGCTGGAACGATCACCAATAACGGCCTCTGTGCCGGAATCGGGATCACAAAAGCGGTGGGAGCGCCGTCATGGCCATACGGCATCTACATTGTTCCTGGATCAGCTACCGCAGGTCTTGTCATGGGGCAGAAGTCAAGTTCTGCAGCTCTCGGACATCCTATCGGTGTGGCAAACAGCGGGGACACTGCCGGCGACAAGGCGATCGCCATCTTTGCCGACGATGCAAATGCAGTCCTTGCGTCTGACGCTCAGGGCATCAACAGCCGTTGCCTCATCCTTGCGGCTCAGACAGGGACGTATGGGATGACCGCACTGAGGGGTCATCTTCGTATCGTTGCGAGCGTTACCCCGTCCGCGTCCAAGGGATTCTATGGAACCGAGAGCTATGTTGAAGCCTCCGGAACATATACCATAGGCAACGGATCGGCACTCGCCATTCTGGCAGCAGCCGGTGCCAGCGTTGAACTTGGCGGGACCCCGACGATTGCAGCCAATGCGGTTGTCTGCGGTCTGCACATTTCCGGGAAGACCCTTCCTGCATCTCCTACCGGAGAGGCGGTAGGTATCCTGTTCCAGGCCCTGTCTCAAGGGTATGAGCATGCCTTTGGGTTTACGGGCGTTGGGACTACGGATGGGAACGGGCTGGTGGTTCAGTCCGGCGGAACCAACACGTACACACATAAGATCAAGGTGTGGATCAGTGGAGTTGGTACAAAGTACATCGGGGTGGGCGACATCGCGTAAGAGCTCACCTTTAACCGGGGCGACTCGCGCAAATGGAAGGCCGGGTCGCCCCACCGTTCAGGAAGGAGAAGGATGATGAAAATAAAGTTTTCGTGTGAAATGTTAGACATGGACGGGAAGTCGCTTCGTGACAAAGTCCCCTCGGGGGAGAAGAACATGATGGGGCAGGACATCCTCGTCGATGGCCCTATCTCAACGCTCGGGTCAGTCGCTATCAATGCTCTCCTGGCGGTCTTTCAGGATGAGCAGGGGCTCACCGGAGAAGAAAAACTCCGGCGATGGGAGCTGGCAGTAAAGATCAAGCGGACTCAAGGGGAGCTCGATCTGGAGTTGGAAGAAGTCCTCCTGGTAAAGAAACTCATAGGCAAGGCCTACGGCCCTGCAATCTGCGGTCAGGCATGGAACTGCCTTGACGGAAAATGTTATGAGGCTTAAACATGGCAGAGGGAACCATTGCACAATTACAGTTGATCACAGGTGAGACTGTCACGGCTTCGGCCACGCTGGGGACCACAGTCTATCTCGGGACAAACAAGGGCCGGATCTATAAGCACACGATATCGGGCGGGGCATTAACAGCGGCTCCGATAGCGAACCTGAATGCGAAGATCCTCTCGATGTCGATGTATTCTACAGTCATTTACGTTGGGCTGGAAGATGGCCGCTTTGTCTCAGTGGCGACTGCTTAGAGAGGATCGCCCATGAAAAAAAGGCAAATAAAGAAGAATAGGCGCGTGACAGTTTGGGGACTAGATCTCTGCAAGGGATGGGAGAAGATCCGTACCATGAATCTTCCACTTTCTGTTATACATCCCAAGCCTTTCAGGTATTATCGGATGGATTTACCGCCTTTCGCATTACCAATGCGATTTAATGGATGGTGAGGCAATGATCGAGCCACGTATCCTCAATAAAAACCTTGACAACGACAGGAAAACTGGTATCATTGATCCCGAAAAGCCTGTTAAGGTTCCACGAGGCGTGATCATCGAGACCCTAAAGACGATCAAGGGCCTCGAACGGAAGTGGCAGAACCTTTTGGCAACGACAGAATAGCTCAAACTTTGATACCTGGAGCCCGTTAGGGCCGTTGAAGCAAGGGCTGGTTTCTCGGTAAAACGAGAGCCAGCCCTTTTTTATTTGAGGGGAAGATGGGGGCGATACCCAAGACTCCAAAGGAATTCGAAGACGCCGCTCCGGAGGACGAGAAGGGCAGTCCTCTCGACACTGAGGAGATGCAGAACCGGCTCAATGATCTCATGCGCTGGCGCCGGCAGGCACGTATCGCTCAGGCTGACAACCGCATGGAGATGGCTATTGACGAAGACTTCTACGATGGCATCCAGATGGAGTCAGAGGATCTAAAGATTCTCCTCGATCGTAATCAACCACCCCTCGTTTTTAACGTAATTAAGAACACCATCAACTGGATACTCGGCCTGGAGCGCAAGGCGAAGGTTGATTATCGAATCCTCCCGAGGAAAAAGATAGGCGCTATATCGGCAAAGACGAAGACCAAAGTTTTCAAGTACATACAGGACGTATCGGATGGAGAGTTTCTCCGGTCTGAAGCCTTTGCCGAGTGCATTCTAGCAGGACTTGGGTGGCTTGAAGTGGGAGCCAGGGATACCGGAGATGAACCGATATTTATGGGATCGGAGCGCTGGCGCAATATGTGGTATGACCATCTCAGCACCAGGTCGGATTACATTGACATGCGCTATGTGATTCGGGAGAAGTGGGTGGATCTTGATATCGCCACGGAGATGTTCCCGGAGAGAGCCGGACATCTCAGGGTATTGGCGGAGAACGCGAACAGTCTCTATCCCTATACGCCTGAAGACATCATAATTACTGACAGTGCTTCTGAGTTCGACCTTGAAACAGAAGTTGATGCCATGTATGGCGGCGGCGGTGATACGGCGCGTAAGAGAGTGAAGCTGATCGAGATGAATTATCGGATGCCGGCCCGGGTAAAGATCATGAAAGCCAGAGGGAATGATACTCCTTATGGAGCGTTGGATGGCGTGATTATGAGAGAAACGCATCCCGATCATCAATATCTGGTGAGGGGTGGATACTTCAGTCTTGAAGAGACGACAATGCTTGTCGTCCGGCATGCGATGTGGGCAGGAGGATTCTTACTACAGGATGAAATGACGCCCTATAACCATAATCGATTTAGCTTCATTCCCCTCTTCTGCTACAGACGGAAGCGCGACAACATGCCGTATGGGGTGATCCGGGACCTGCGAGATCCACAGGCGGATCTCAATAGAAGACGGTCGAAATCCTTGATTCTGTTGACTGCAAGATCAGTCATATATGAAAAGGGCGCCGTTGATGATGCATTAAAAACATATGATGAGGTCCAACGTCCAGATGGGATGGTAGAGGTAAACCCTGGGAAGAGGTTCGAAATCGAGGAGCAGAGAGATCTGGCCATGGGTCATGTCGAGTTGGCTCGGGATGATGAGAGGTTTATCCACACGACCTCCGGAGTCACCGAGCAGAATCTGGGGCAAACCAAGAAGGATCTCTCGGGAATCGCAATCGAGAGTCTGCAGCAACAGGGGAGCGTGACGCAGGGCATATTCTTTGACAACTATTATCATTTCTTTAAGCTGACCGGGGAGATAATCCTTTCTCTTATCGAGCAGTTCAAGGACCAGAACGAGGAGATCCGGATCACTGGAGACGAGCAGAAGGACGACTTCGTGGAGATCAATAAGCCCACAGAGAATGGTGAGATCGAGAATAACATTACTGCGGCGAAGGCAGACTTCATTGTCGCAAAGCAGGATTATCGTGAGTCGATCCGCATGGCGATGTTCAACATGCTTTCCGAGCTGGTGATGGGGCTATCGAAGACCATGCCTCAGCTTGCCCTATCTTTGATCGATGAGGTTATAGACCTCATGGACGACCTGCCCAATAAAGAGGAAATTGTTGCCCGGATCAGGAAGATCAACAATCAGCACGGATCTGAGGATGACATGACGCCCGATCAGAAGGCTGAACTTGAGAAGAACGCGACTATGGTTGCCCAGAAACAGCAGGAAAGCGAAGATCTGCAACGGCTCCTCGCAGAACTTCAGGCAGCGTTAATCAAAGGGCAGGCCATGAAGATAAATGCTGATGGTCAGCTCGTCAAACTCGATGCATTCTTGAAGGCTCTTGAAGTGGCAGGCTCTGTGGCGGCCAGCCCTCAGATAGTAGCAGCGGCAGATGCCCTGATCCAGGAAGCACAGAAACCGGGGATTCAAGAAAAGATGCCGGAGGTACAACCGGCTCCGGGCGAACCTGTAGTGCCTGCAGGTGGACCGGTGTTACCGGGAGCAGTTTTACCCCAAGGAAAAACAGTTTAAGGAGGATTTATGACAGACCCAGTTAAGGATGTCAAGGTGGATGAGGTCGAGAAACCCCCGGTAGTTACGGACGGTCCGGATCTCAGTAAGCCACCTGAAGGAATCTCTGAGGATGAATGGTCCGATCTCTCTGATGCGGAGAAGGGAGGCTTCCTCGACAAGAGCGACGGTAGTGAACCGGAGATCGATGAGGAGACTCTCGCGGAAGTCTCCGGGGATAAGATAAAGACTCCCGAAGAGATTGCGACGGAAACCAAGACGGACGCAGACGCTGCAACAGTGGTGAAACCCGTTGTCGATGAGAAGGTTGTGGATCCCCCCGTCGTCCCTGATGAAAAAGCTCCCGAAGGGATCATTACCGATGAGGAACTAAGCAGATTTAGGGCGACGGTAGGGGATAACGAACTCCCGGCAATCGATACAGTCCCCGAAGAGATGCAGGATCAGATTGACGAGCTCGACGAAAAGCTTGCGGCGGAAGAGATCACCCAGGCTGAATACAACAAGTCCCTCGGAGAGATAAACCGGAAGATCATGGGGCAGAACATAAAGGCCCAAGAGAGTGCGAAGGGCCAGTTGCTCTGGGATAAGGAGCAGCAATATTTTCTGAAGGCTCGACCGATGTACCGAGAGAAAACTCCGAAAGGGAATGCTCTCTTCGGGGCTCTCGGAGAGGTAGTAAAGGATCTTGGTAAAGATCCAAAATATTCAGGAGTTAGCGGAATAGAGCTGCTCATCGCGGCTGACAAGTCCGTGAGGGAAATCTTCGGAATCGTGGATGCGAAGCCCATTGTAAAAGAACCGGTCAAGGCAGAACCGGAGAAGAAAGAACCGAAACCAGCCGCTCCTTTGCCGACTATAAAGACGCTCGGACAGGTTCCGGCTTCCGCGGTGAATGACACATCCGGTCTCTGGGGAGCCTTGGACAAACTAACAGGGCCAGCTTATGAGGAAGCCCTTGAAAAGCTTACTCAACCACAGCGAGACGCATATCTCGCGGCGAGGTGACGAAATGGCGCTGATAAAAATCATCAGCGTGAGCGATGAACTTATCTTTGATCTCACGAACATGAAGGCGGGGACCAAAGAGATATCAGTGACACTGACTGAAAAGGCAGGAAGACAGGCGGTATTAAGGATTTCAGCAGACCGCAGCATTCCGATCAAGCACTTCAGACAGCAAAGGGTGCCGGATACCGGCGAACGGGAACGATCCCAATCTAACACTTGACCCAGGACGGTCGGAAACGGAGGGCATTACAATGGGACAGACTATCATTGGTATGAACGATGCCAAAGCCGTCAAAAAGTTTTCCGGGAGCCTGGCGGTCGATGTTGGCAGAAAAGGGTTTTGGACCCGGAAATACATGAGTAGAGGGGAGACCCCTACTCAGCCGCTTTGGCAGAAGACGGAGCTGGAGAGTGACGCGGGTGAGCAGATCACTTACGACCTCTCCATGCAACTCAACATGCAGCCGATCGAGGGCGACGCAAAACTGCACGGCAAGGAAGAGAAGCTGACTTTCTTCACCGATGCGGTTTACATCGATCAGTTGAGAGGCGGCGCGGACGCAGGCGGGAGGATGACCCGGAAACGGACCCTTTACGATCTGCGAAAGATTGCGAAAGCAAGGGAGACCGACTGGTGGGCGCGAGTATGGGACGAGCTTATCTTCATGTATGTCTCGGGAGCTCGCGGGGTGAATTCGGAGTTCGTCTTCCCGACGACCTATTCCGGATTCGCGGGGAACAGCCTTACAGCGCCGGACACTAACCATATCGTATATGGTGGTGTGGCCGTGTCCAAGGCCACGGTAACAGCAACCGACAAGATGTCGACCCTGCCGATTGACAGGGCTGTTGCTTACGCTGAGATGATGGGCGGTGGTGGGCCGGCTTACTCCGAGATCCCTCAGATCCAGAAGGTAAGCCAGGACGGCGAGGATGTGTTCCTCTGCATCATGAGCACATACCAGGCCTTTGACTTGAGACGCAACTCCACCTCCCTGGACTGGGCAGACATCCAGAAGGCAATCGCCATGAGCGCCGGGAAGAATTCCGCGTTCATGACGGGCATGATGGGTATCTGGAACGGGGTTGTCCTCCAGAAACACGCAAACGTCATCCGGTTCACGGATTACGGAAGCGGCGCCATCGAGGCAGCACGCGCCCTGTTCTGCGGTGTGCAGGCAGCGGTTATCGCGTTCGGGTCTCCCGGTCAGGATCTTCGTTTCGGGTGGAATGAAGAGACGGATGACCGAGGGAATACGCTCATTATCACGACCCATACCATTATGGGTGTGAAGAAAGTTACCTTCAACGGTAACGACTTCGGCGTGATGGTCATCGATACTGCGGCCGCGAGACCGTAAATTAAGAAAGGAAGGAGGACAAGAACATGGCTAAGACAGTTAAGATGGCTCCTGATCTTTATCTCAACCCGCCGAAAACCCCCAGTCCTGGAGCTCGCTGGGATTTCCGACAAATGGAAGTAACGAAGGCGGAGATGGAAGTCACGGCCGCGAACAACACAATTCTTGCGTTGGGGGTTCTCCCCGCGGGTTGCAGGTTGATGGGGCTGTTCGTCGAGGTTGATCCACTCTCCACGGGTGCAGACATCGTCTTTGACGTCGGTATCCTCAACAGCTACTACGGAGATCCGGTGGCCAGTGCGACGGTACACGGGATTGATGGCGCGACGCATGTTCCCGAGCTCGAAAACTCCAGCGTCACGCTGGCGGACGGGACGGTGATCGCATATTCCAACATCCTCACCGGCTGCACCATCGGGCGAAGTAGCGCGGCGGGGCGTGTTGCCCTCGACACGGCAACTGCGGCTTTGGTTCCCTCGCTTGTAGGGGTGGGAGTGGATAAACTTCACGACCGGATCATCGCCATCGACATCACGACACAGGCTACCACGGGGGCAGCGGGAACCGTTGCTCTTGGGTATTGCTTTGACTTTGCCGACTAATCGGCAAACAACCCAAACTCAGGGAGGGGCTTCGGTCCCTCCCTGATCCGAAAAGGAGAGGCACGATGCTAATCGAATTATTGGTAAAAAGGGTAGGGCCTTCGCCGGTATTACTGGACAAGACGAGGTATCTCTTCATGCCTATTTCGGTAAACCCGGATGGTAGCGTTATCAAGAAGGGTGAGCCGACGACATCGGTTTGTGAAATCGACAAACCGGAGCATCTGGAGTTTATCCGCCGATATCCAAACACGTACCGGGAGTATGTCCAGGGGCAACCACTGGAGGCGAAACCGATTACCGCGATCCCCAAGAGCATGATGGGATACTCCATTACAAAATTTACCGAGGGCGGCAAGGAAGGCTATATCGTCGAGAATAAGGGGAAGAAGCTTTATGCCGGACTCGACGGGGCCTGGAAAGACAAGAAGGGCGGGATCTTCCCCTTCCTGAGCGAGCATGAAGCCTGGCAATGGCTGAAGGATGAGCTGGAAGCACAGGTAGATGAGCCGGAAGAAATGAAAGAGAAGGGATTCCTTTGTGGATATCCCGGATGTGGGAAAGCATGCGGAAGCGTGGCTGGGCTGAAGGCTCATGAAAAGACTCACATAAAGACGGAGTAACTCATGTCCTACAATGTCGGGAATCTAATTCTTGATGTCCTCCCGAGACTGAGTAAGATCCCGAAGCAGTCTGGGATTTCTATCTATCAGGCCGCTACTTCTGTCCAGTCCCTCATCTACAAGAGGCTCCTGGACAGAAAGTCTGACCTTCAGGCGACAGGCGACCTAGATCTCAACATTGCGGCTGGAGGATATACAGCAACGCTTCCATCCGGGTTTCTCTCGATGGCCGAGAGGCCGAAGGCAGAGGAACTTTACACCAACTGGATGGCGGGATCAGTCACGACCTACAACATCTTGACCGGTGCCCTTGTTGTCACCATTACCACCTATAGCGGCACCGACACCTTGGCGGATTGGGATCTTGCGCTTGCGGCTACTCCGGCAGTATCCTCGACAATCATCGGATCTTCAACGACGTCCTTGACCGTGGGGTCCGGAGCGAAACCTCTGACTGTAGACATTGGCCTTTCTCTTGTTCCCGGGCAGGCGATCTACATCATCACTGCCGATCAGACCTTGGCACCCGTGCGCCAAAAGCTTCAACCTCACTATCTCGGACAGGATGATGACGAACGGTACAGCTATGGTGGAGATGATATGGATGTCCTCCCCAGCGTCTACAAGGTTGTCGGGATGACCCTTTTCGTTTACCCGGCCGTCGTGATGAACGTGAAGATCACCGGGCGGTATAACGCGAAGCCTGCTCAACTCACGGTGCCGGCAAGTTCGATCCTCTGGGATGGGATGTTCGATGAGGTGTTCAGGGAGGGAGTGGTGAAGATCATTGCTCAAGGGATCTCGATCCCCGAAGCAAGCCAGGAATTCATGATCTTCGTGAACCGAGAGGTTGACACGATTATGAATTCAAGGATTCACCTGATGCCAGACACGGGGAGGATGAAGAGAAGTTCATTTTTGTAGGGGGTCAGCATGCCAGTTCTTGACGGTGGAGGCGCCCCAGGCGTTCCCTCGATACCCAATTTTCTCCCGGATACTGACTGGATGTCAGGGTCGGTGACGAGCTATAATTCCGTAACTGGAGCTCTTGTTGCATCGATCGTGACGAAGAGCGGAACCGCCACCTATACTGCATGGAACATCTCAAGGGCGCCGACGCCCGGGACCTCTTCCATCGTCGTGGGGACATCAACGACTTCCTTGGCCATCGGGACAGGAACCAAGAACCTTACGATTGAAACCGGCCTTGATCTTCAGACAGGCGACTTGATCTTCATCATCTATCAATCTGCGGCCGGGATGAATGCCGTGGGGATGATCCTCTATCTGGCAGCTTCTCAGTTGCAGGATACGACCGGGCAGAAATGGGACGTATCGGTCCTCGTGCCTTATCTGAACCTCTTCCTCCTGGAGGTCATGAACCTCAAGCCAGACGCCTATGCGGTGACGCAAAATCTCACCCTTGTCGCTGGTGTAGCACAATCCCTTCCGACAGACGCAATCGCCCTGGTTGATGTTATCTCCAATATGGGAGCAACTGGAACCAGCAGGGGGCCAGAGATCTCCAGTATCGACAAGGGCATGATGGACGATTTCATCCCGGGATGGATGGCTTTCACGGCTGATCCAGTAGTTCGGTATGTGGTGACTGACGATAGAAACCCGAAGAAATTTCATGTCTTTCCTCCGCAGACGAGTTCCCCCGTGAAAATCGAGGTGGTTATCACGACTCCGCCGCTTCCGATCACCGAGTCCTACTGGGAATTTCCTTTTGACGACAGCTACATCCCCGCAGGAATCGATTATGTGATTTACAGGGCACTTGCTGAGGAAACGAGTCAACCAAATACGATGGCAAAGTCAACGATGTATTTCAATAAATTCATGCAGGATCTTGGATTAAAAAGTAACGTTGAGAAACAGCAAGATGAAAAGGGAAAGTAAAGATGGGCCGAAAATTTAAGCAATTAAAGGATGGAGATTCGATGGAACTGGTTGATCGCGTCTCCCATGCGGTAGTATGTTGTGATTGCGGCCTTGTACATAATTACGAGGTGGCCCATACGAAGAATGCTCGGAAGACCATTGTTACTGTTACGAGAGATAACCGGGCGACAGCTCAAATAAGAAGATATCGGCATCCGGAATTGAAGGGCGTCATTTAACAAGGCCCGGCCTGGCGATATGGATAAAATATGTTACTTCAGATTAATCAGTTTGGTGGCTTGGTCCCTCGAATCAAAGACCCCGTCCTTCTCCCGGCAAATAGGGCACAAATTGCCCAGAACGCGAACTTCGAAGAGGGTGGCGTAAGGCCTATCCTTCAGAATCTATTTGACTCGACTCCCAGCATTCTCCCGGAAACTATCTTCAGATACTATGGCAACGTGGAGACCGTGTTCTTGGTCTGGAGTTCTGACGTTGACGCTCTGAAGGCCCCCCTACTCAACGACTTTTTTAATCGAGTATTCTACACAGAGTCAGGATATCTCCGA